TGGATAGGAATGGAAACGTTGGGGCTTCCAGTAAATAAACCCACAAAAGCTACTGCCATAGCAATAAAAGATATGAACCGGGACAGTTTAATTGTACCCTCATCCTTCTGCTGCTGTGCATCGGCTACCCTACGCCTCTCAGAGACAATCCCTTGCGTCTCGTGTATCTCTTTGTCGATCTTACTTACAACGTAATAATCCTCTCCCCGCTCCAGGGCTATCTCCTTCTGCTTCTGGAGGTAGGCTAGTTTCGTCATTGCTGACTCGTGGACTATCTTCTCTACATTCTTGTTCATCTTCTGCCTCTGGATCAGTTGATAAGCCTAGTGTTTCACAGACCTGCTTCCATTGCAAGTATTTCTGCTCTGCTACTTGTAACCTAGATGTAACCTGCTCTTGTGCCTGGAGGAATCCTTCAACCTCTCCTCTGTAGAACTCTAGAGACTGCTGGGCTAATGCCTCAGGAGTGTGCCCGTAGGACGCCGCAGGGCCAGAATCTGGGGCTTTCTCTTCTACCTTAGGGGTAGGTACTTCCTCCCTCCCGTAAAGCCCGTGTGTAGAGGGGCTATCCTGGGCTAGTCGCCTAGTCTTAGCTGCCTCCTGCTCCTGCTGCTTACGGCTCTCATCAGAGGATATCTGACCACGGACTGCCTCAAACCACTGGATGAACACGCCCCCCTTAAGGTCTTCGGGGCGCATAGGACCTGACCGAAACACTCTCCCGGAGGGGAGGGTTATCTTAAGACGTGCTCCTGCCTCCCCCGGTTCCTGGACCTGAGTGGTCTGTTGGCCAATCCAGTTATCACTACCTACTGCCTGCTCTACACTCACATCAGTGCCCCTTCCATGATACTGAGGGTATAGAAGCCCACACCGCTTCACCCACTACAGTACACTCTAGTACTGTCGCAGTGTCTTGGGATGTTTGCTCGACTAGATTTAAAGCTGCCTCCTTAGCCTCCTTTAAAGTGGAAAACTCTTGTAATCCACAATCAGGTACAGTTACTATAAATTTATTCACATCAGTACCCCTTCGTCATCCTGCTTCATCTTCTTACGACCCCGTGAGGTAGTACCACAGTCGTTACAGCGATACCGCTGATACTCACTGACTCGTGTCTTACGAGTGCCCCACTTGATAAGGGAGTGTCCACCACAGTTAGGACATGTAAGCTCCGACTTGTCGCTATTCCACATCGCACGATTTGGATGAGACTTAACCCACGGCTGTAGCACTTCGTACAGGGCTGGCATAATCTCCACGTCCTGGATGTTGTACTCTTTCATGAGTTTCTGGTCTTCCCGGTTCCCAGCTAGGACACCAGTCCACAACTCCATGCCCTTATTCTCTAGCTTATTCTCAAGGTCCAGCATCTTCAGTACGAACTTGAGGGAGTAGGACTCCAGCTTGAACTGGGACTTCACTACTTGGTAGAGGTCAATCTGGTGGTAGTCCGAGGGAGGGGTAAAGCCCTCAATCAGGAACTCCCGGTTAAGGGTAGGCACATCGAACTTCTTACCGTTGTAGTGGATTACGAAGTCTGCCTCCTCGAATAGGTTCCAGGCTGCTTCGATCATCGCGGAGAAGCCCCCCTTACCCCACGCAGAGTGGAAGTGTACCTTCTTTTCCCCTTCCCATCGTGCTGCAAATCACAGAGTAGAGCCTGAGGAGACGATGTTACTTACTGGAATGAAGTGTGTCTTCAACTGCCAGAAGTACGAGACGCCAGGCGACGTTTCTATATCTATGTATAGTACTCGTGGTCCCTTACTCACTGTCACGCTCCTCTATTAGAGCACTAAGAGTCTCTAGTAACTCCTCAATATATATTCCAGATAAGTATACATTATCACTGTCTTGTTTTAAACGTAAATCTCCATCAGAATCTAACCAAACTCTAAGTTTAGAATCTCCCTGTAAATCATCTATAATAAGGTAGGACTTCTTAAGCATTCTCTTCACTCCTCAATTCTAATTCTAGTGCCGCCATAAGGTTCCAGATACGGGAGGTCTGGTGTAGGATAGGGACTGGGGAGTAACGGCTTATGTCCTCGTCTATCTCCTCTCCTTTATTCACGGCCTGCCTGTGTCTCCACTCTGCGTTACGATAACGGGTTACCCCATCTTCAACACCGAATAGGCCGTCCCACTCGTACTTATTAGCACCACCTTGGGACAGTGCGGCAAGCTGCTCCAGTACACGGGGGAAGTATAAGTCTACTCCCTGGTGTCCACACAACTTCTCTGCATCATCCTTAATATTACCTGCGAATGTGGGGAGGGCCATGTCTTGTATTTCCTCGTCCGTATACTCCCCTACTGCCTCGGCTGTAGTAACTTTGTAGTCCTCTGTTGTCTCTATAACCTCATACCATTCTGGGAGATCACTAGGGAACAGAAAGAACCAGGGACCGTACGGTGCGTCAGTAGTCTTAACTTCTATTTCCTGCTTACCTTCTATTACTCTGTAATATTTTGCGTTAAAACCCTCACCAGCCCTAACATTTGCGGCAGCAGCGTTGTCTTTCAATATGTGTACCTCAAAGGTACGATCTTCGTCATTCATTTCATACTCCTAATAGCTTTCTTAAGAAACTTACGAGGGCAGTCTGCTAACACAATCTGCTGTCTACTAGGAGACACCTCATACTTCGTACTCTGCCGTAAGGCGTAGCCCCTACTAATCCTACCACTGTCAAGGTCCGGAACTGGAAATAGCTCTTGCCTAACTCTCTTTGCTCGCCTATGTGACATCTACCGATTCCTCGTAAATTTCGTACATAGACCCAAAGCCTTGCCTTTCTGCTTCTTGTTTAGCTGCGGCCTCGGTAGCGTGAACACTGTGATAGTCTGGGCCATAATAATCCCTATCATCTAGTAATACGAAAACAATCACTCCCAGTCCTCCCTTGTTTTTAGCCAAAAACATCCATAAGCAGACTTTTTATGCCCTGATAATACTCGGGCTATGTTACCACTGTGTCTTTTTCCTGTCATAAATTCCGCGCCATCTAAACTTGAGTTAAATTTTAATACTTGTCCCGTTCCTATATGTATAGCCAGTATAGGCCCACTCCTGGATGATAACAAGCCCAATCTACCTGCGTGCTTGCCATTCTCGGATTTAGTACACCATTCCAAATTGTTAGCATCGTTGTTCGTCTTATTTCCATCAATATGATTAACGAAATCTTTACCCTTAGGGTTGGGCACATATTAGCTAGCCACAAGCCTATGTATGTATGCCTTCTTGCCTCCTATTTGCAGGTATTTATAGTGTCCTTCTTCATAAGCAGGACTCATAAACTTATTAAGAAAGTGAGACCATACTCTACCGTCTGGGAGGACGGTATAGTTTACTCCCATGGTTCCCAGCTGTCTGCCATTCGGCGCATAGCTTCCTCAGGTACGTTATGTACGGACCCATACTGCTCAGTCAGGTCCACAATTTCTAAGTCTACTCTGTGATATGCCGCCATGTCAAGGTATTCTTGTAAGGAATTCTTAGTGACGAATGTGTTACTCACCACAACGTCCTTACCCTCTTCGAGGTCCTCCCATACACGGGACCTGCACTGCTGGTGTGCCTTAGCTACCTGCCCTGGGTGGTATGGCTGGCCATTCTCCTCCCAGTAGTGGTCTGCCTCGTGATGCTCAAACCCTTCATAGGTCTGGGCCTTGGTGCTCTTCCCCGTACCGGGGAGTCCCCGGATGATTACTAACTTAGGCTTCTTGCTCATCAATCCACACCTCATCTGGTTCTTGTAGCATAGCTATACTTTTATCAACAATGTCTCTCCGTGCTGCCCTAATTAGGGCTATCAAGAATTCGCCATCGCAATCTGAGTCAACAGTAAATTGGTTAACTAGGATCGTATTTAACCCTACTGAACTAAGGTTAATCTGATACCTATACGTGGTCCTTAAATCTGTCAGCTCATCTATTTGACGGAGTATTGGCTTTATTTCTACACGTCGCTTAATGTCTACCATATTTCCAGGACTGCTATTAGCCGTATCCACTATTCTATTCATGCTTCCACTCCTCTGGCAGAGCCAGTACTTGTGATTTGTTTACCGGACTCCACACATGAGAGGGAATCTTCATATACCTAGCCACATACTCCTGCATATTAGCTAGCTTCCCTTTGTAGGCGTTGGATTGGAGTACAATGCGCACGTCCAGTTCCGGGTTTGATTTGAGAAACTTTTGGAAAAGAGCGCGCTGGGATGGACGCCAGTAACCTTTCGTCTCAACATAGAAGGGCTTGTTGTCCTCCCACTGGAGATAAAAATCCGGCGTATAACTCCGGTGCTTAAATACCTCAGTAGAGCCGCATTCCATACATTGACCTCCGCGTGTCGGCTCAACGTAATTAAAGGTATGACCTTTCCCTCTGTAACATACGGTGACATTGTAGCCAATATTTCTGAACGCTCTATAGCAGTCATATTCGTAACCTGAATCCCACACTGTTCCATCTGGTGCCTCCCACCGTTTGTCTGATCGTTTACTGCCCTTCTTTCGTCCTGGTCTATTGGGCATTACAAGTACCACAACGGTAAAGTAAAAAACGCCAATACCACAAGAATAACCATCCATCCATCAAACCAAGGTAAGTCAAACTTCTGCTTCCCAAACTTATTCTTAGCCATCTTTTCTCTGCTCCTCCAAGATACGATTTAAGTAATTGTCGAACAATTCTCTTTTACCGTCCTCATGAAAAAATCCCCAGTCCTGCTTACGAGGTCCGACGTATACGAGAGTCCACGCAGACTTACCAGGCTCTATAAGTAGCCGGTGGATGTGTGTTGCGGGGAACTTACGGAACCAAGGCGCAGTGAACCTTTGAGACCTCATGCGTACGAACACAGGACCAACAGACGGATAAACGCCAGTGCCTTTGTGCTCGTAGCGTTCCTCAGTGTACCCTCCCCACAGTCCTATAGATACGAAGTCCTTAGGATGGTCATGAGGTTCCCGTGCCCAGTCACTGCCCACGATCTTGTGTAGATATAAGGCTCTGCCTCCCCACAGGCGAAGTAGTGTCCACCGTATGAGGTACTTAACGTTTGACCCCGGAGGGGTTAGGTCCTCTCGCTTAAACATCCTCTTCACCCCTCTTCATAAGCTCTCTATTGATAGCCACTTCTAGAGCTACTAACTGGGCTGTTGGTATGGTATCTAAATTATTAGATACATTAAATAAATACGTTAACATATCCTGATCTATAATTCTATCGGCTGCCACATGTGCTCCTTATATTCCTGTAGTTTCACTAGCCTGGCCATCTCTAAGGCCACAGCCTCCGGGTCCTTATCGGAGTACGGACACCCCTTCTTACTTCGTGAGGCGTTATACTCAGTAACGATAGCATCCCACAGCTCTTCGCCTCTAAGCTGCCTCCGATCAAACTCCTCTACGAGCTTTTGGGCTCCTACCTCACCCACTTTCCAGATACCAACAATGTTATCTGTCATATCCCCCGTGAGTATCTGCTTTAGGAACAGCTCCCGTGCTTCTGCTACTGTCACAGTGTAGTGTACCTTCTTAGTGGGGTTGTAGTGTAGTCCTGGTACTTGGTCGATATCCTTATCCACATGGATCAGTACGAGGTCATGATCCCCCTTGCTGGCTTTGTGAGCCTCCCATCCCTGGATGGATAGATAGTCGTCTGCCTCCATATTCTCACACACAAAGGCTCCGAACTGTTCCTTAACGTACCTCTTACACTCCTCAAAATGAGTGGGCTTTACAAGGTCCTTGCGGTTCTCTTTGTATCCCAGTACGGTAGCGACCTCGAAGCGATGGTTAGTAGAGTCTGATAAGACAAACTCAAACTTACCTGCTCCCTTCTTAATCTTGTACTCCTCACGGACAGCCTTAAGAGCAGAGCTAGTCATACTCTTAACTGTGTTCAGAGCCCAGGACACAGGGTCCGCTATTACTAGCGTCTCCTGCTTCTGGAGTATCCACCCATCGTTTTTGTACTGCTTTTTGATAGCCTTGATATCGTCTCCACGCTTAGAGACGTAAGTATCCGTGCTACCACGAGTATCCTCAAAGTGAAGGGTGTACTGTGTCCACTGGGCCGCAGCAGCGGACAATAGCATCACCGTCTATTATTACTTTGATAAGAATTTCTCCAAATCCATATATTCATAATAAGTCAGTTCCTCTAAGTGGTACACAATCGCACCGTTACCAAGCTCTAACGTGAGGTATGTGTCATCCCGATCTACACGGATAATATCCGTATGTTCTGAGAAATCTCCATTTTTAGTTTTAAGCCATACCTTATACATTAGTGTACACTCTCTGGAGGAGTTTCACTACTACTACTAAGGAACTCTGCAATAGCAGCATCCTGCTCACCTTCCCCTGTAGGGTCTGCCAGCACTGCCTCAAGCTGTGCCTGCATGTTGTACAGAGTTCGTATAGCTACAGCCTCAGAAGCGCCTAGGGCCTCCACTACGTCATACGCCTTATTAGTTATCATGAATCCCCGGCGAGTCTGCCCGTTCTCCACCATGTGCTCAGGAACCTCTCCCGCCGTAAGGCGGAAGTGGTCTGTTTCCCGAAGTAATACTTCGTCACTATTCATTTAGAAGGTCCCCTGTGCTGTAGGAGCGCCGTCCTCAAAGGGTGCATCAGTAGTAGTCTCTTCTACTTGTACGTCCTCTGGAGTCTCGTTAGCGTCCTCTGGGAGCTGAGATACAGGCTTAGCTACTGCACCAGCATCACCTACACGGTCAATAACGCGCTGAGGGTTCATGGCGTCTTCATATGCCTCTACCTCGAACTTATTCAGCATAGCTGACAGCTCTTCAAAGCGCTTAGCCTGGTTAGCCTTACCCGTAGTCTTGGTTAAAGGGAGACCGTCATTCTGGAGTAGAATGTCCATCTTCCGTAGTGCCATCTCTTGGCTGTGCTGCCATACAATGCGACCTTCACGAGCGGGGTCCTGCTTGTATCCACCCCCTTTGCCTCCCTTACCTTTATAGGTGTTCTGCTTAGCTGGTGCTGGGCCTTTATCCTTGCTGATAGTACCCGTGCCCTGAATATAGTCGTGGCCGTATTTGCCTTCTAGGGTCTCTAGAGAGACGTAGTCTCCCTCTGCGAATGGTGGCTTATCAAAGCCAAAGGATATATACTCTTCGCCCTCTACACCCTGGTCATCCATCAGCTTAAAGCTGTACTTAGTCCACGGACCTTTCTTGCCTTCGCCGGTCTTAGTGAAAATCTTGGCAATGAAGCCTTCTCGTTTGATTGGTGAACTCATTCTACTTCCTCTACTTTTCCGTTACTGTAAATGTTATAGGCGACTTCGTCCCCTGTATTCCAATGAGTACCTATATTGATACCCGTTCCCAGGGGGACCTCCCCCATACTCAGCCCGTACACCTCCTCTAAATATCTGTACGTGTCATGCCAAATGTCTACTGCTATCCTCTTAAAGTCCTCCACTGCATCTGGGTGAATCTCACATATCACCGAGTCATGCACGGAGTTAGTCATGATAATCATATTACCCAGACCTTCCTCATGGACCCTGTGCCAGAACATAGTAGCTGCAATTGGGATAACCTCTGCCGTGGCCCCACTCTGGATGGGGTAATTGCTCACTGCATTATTAACATTAATGTATCCACTATTACTACGATTTGCGTAAGGCCAATAGAACCTCATCCCCCACGGGAGGATAAGTCTCTTGGTCTCCACTACGTCCTCTACCCATTTTTGCTGCATAGCAGTCATGTCTGAGTAGCGCTCCTTAAACGCCTTGATATATGCCTTCTCTGCCGGAGTACCAGACTGCTTACCATACAAGGGGCCGAAGGTCATAGGTTTGGCGTCCTGCCTCATATCTTTGTCTACTTCATGCATTCCACACTCATTAAGTACGGAGGCTGTGAACTTGTGTACATCATGACCAGAGGTAATGTCTATGATCCCCTGCCGGTCCTGGGATAGTGCGATACCGAAACGAAATTCCAGACCACTACCGTCCCACTCTCCTACCAGCCACCCCTCTCGCCGTGCGGTGATTAGTCGCTTGAAGGCTCTCGGGATGTTCTGTCCTTGGGCGGTCTTCTCATCCCCGTTGTAGATATCGAACGCTGTCTTAATGCCCGTTGAAGATAGACGGTGCGTTGCTGTCGTCGTCTGATTGAACGACGTATAAAAGATTCCATCCTGCTCCTCACAGATACCTTTGTAGTAATCCAGATTCTTTGATAGTGCACTAGTGACCTTGCTAAGCTCATTACGGAGTTTCACAAACTCCCTCTGCTTACTAGTAGTGGCCTTTAACGCCTCCAGTGTGGCTTTGTCCGCCTTGCGGCCTCCAGCCTTGGTCCGCTTAGGCTCCCCTCTTTTGTCCTTTAGCTCCTCGAACTCCAGTACGTCATACAGGTACTCACCTAACTGCTTGGGGCTATTAGAATTGACTCCCCCAGTGAGCTTCTCAAACTCTTTAGAGAGCCGTAGGTGCTCCGCTCTATACTCCTCGTACACTTCGTTGACTGCGTCCTTGTCCAGGGCTATCCCATTACTAGCCATATCCGCCAGTACTGGAGTGAAGATGCATCGTGTCAGCATTACCCCTAGGCGTCCTGTGTTCTCTAGTTTCTCCCTCTGGTCCACAAAGAGGTTATAAGTACTCTCCACGTCCAGCTCACAGCGCTGCTGTAACCACGGGCGGGGCATATCAATGGGGTTTACCCCGTGCTTCATCATAATATCTACGGCGGGGTCCTTAGGAGTCCACCCTCTACGCTTACAGCAATCGTCTAACGACGTACTGCGCGGAGCCATTGCCTCATCCCCTGAGGCCAGGTTCCCCATAAGTACATACTCTCCGATCTTGGTGCAGAATACTTGTACTTTGTGGAGGTCTAGACCCATCCGATGGAGCCAGCCTAATTCGTAGTTAGCGTTGTGCGCTACGATAAAGTCCACTTCCTCGCATAGAGCTACGAGGTCAGCGAACTGATACTCGTTACCAAACCGGGACACTACCTCTCCGTCATGCCCAACTTTCCAGGACCCCATAACCATACCGTTCTCCGGGATGATAGCGGAGCCATAAGTCCCCCCACTAGTGTCCGTCTCAAAATCTAGAGTCAGGAAGTTATCGGAGTGGTATATGTCCGGGCTGAATTTCATACCTCGTCTAACCACTCCTGTAGAGGGAAAGTGGGTACGGTTGTATACTCCTCTAGATCAGATGAGGTCTTACGCCACACGTCCTTAGCTAGTTCCGGACCATTATCCATAATATCGTGAAATATAGATGCTGAAGGTTCTCCATAAGTGTGCCCAAAAAATGCAGCAATCAGCCCAAGCTGGTCAGGGGTTACTGTGATACGCACGTTCCCTTTCTTAGTGATTTTAATATTATGATCCATCTTTAAGCTCCGCTTCGTTCGTTATTATATTCTGGAGGCACTTCTCCTGTATATTTGTTAGCCATACTAGCCTCTAATACAGACACGTCTTGACCTAAATACTCTGGAAGTTCCGAATAGAAATAATCTAAGTAATTAAGTGCAACTCTTGTCTTTTCGAGCTTATCTATTAAGTCCTTAATCTCTGCCAGATACTCTCCGATCTGGGCCTTAAGCGCGTCATTCTCCTGTCGGAGTTTAGTCTCACGGGTCTTAGCCATGCCGTTCTGTCGGTTAGCCTTCGTAAGCTCTGCCTTAATCTCCGCAACATCTGCGGCGTTGTCTGCACTATTCTCCGCATGTACGATTATCATAGCATCGAACAGCTCCCCCTGAGTAATAGCAGGCTTGAACTGCTTACCCCACCGAGTACGTCCGTCAATCACTTTCTGGACAATCTGTAGTGCCCGTTCATTCGTCATGTCACTGTTAATCATTTGCCTCTAATCCTTCTAATGTTTATCTCAAACGTTACTGACCTGTGAAATCTGGTATTCTGCCTAGCCCGCTTACTCCAGCGGTTCCACCTAAGGGACCTATAGCAGTAGTCCCCCTCTCCCAACTCCGGGGAGTACTCCCGTGTACTACTCGTCTTCATACAATGCCCACGTATATTCAGCCCCATATCGTATAACATTATCCATATCCTTGGCAGTATCTTCTAGGACGCCGAATATTTTATCAGCCTCGTCCATACTGTCGGCCTCTACTTCTACCCGTATCATAGTACAATACAAATTGCTCATTAGCTTATCCTAGTCCTCGCTGTGTCCACGTCAATCACGAAGGGAGATGCTACCTCCTCACTTAGCTTATTCTTTGGAAGGGTAATCCCCCTCTGCCCTCTCATCTCCATCTCCTCATCCATCCCGATCATAATCATGAGGTCCACGGCACCCTGTATCCCAGTCTTGCTGTCTGAGATATCCTCCATACGAAGGAAGGGCTTACCCGCTGCACTTTCCCCAGCCTGCACGATACTCACCGCGACGAAGTTGTACTGGCCAGCCAAGTTGCGGAAGGCGGTAGCGTTCTGCTCTAGCTGTTTGGTGAGCTTGTCCGTGATACCTCCGAGGGCGCGGAGTTGGTCTAAAATAACGATATCGGGTTTTACTTTCTTAACGGCCCTCTCTACATCCTGTATTGTACCAGGAGTGAGGCGATAAAACAAGACGTTATCCAGCCCCCTCTCGTGGGCTAACTCTTTCACCTTCTCATTACTCTGCTCATATTGTGTCGATGTAGCCACAGCTAGTGCGCATGTTAGTCGCTTTCTGGTCTTGTAGGTACTTTCCTCGTTTCCGACGTATAGCACCGTATAACCCAGCCTTGCCCAGGCTGCGGTTTGCGCCACTGCGAACAGTGTTTTTGTGACGTTTGGTCTACCGGCAATAATGATGTGATCGCCAGCCACGGTGCCGCCACCAATGCGGTCATTGAGCTTGCTAGGAGTAAGAGGAATAAGGTTTTCCCTATTAAGTAAGTTATCTTGCTCTTCATCATCATTAGTCCAATACCCTGCCTCTGCTGTCCCTTCTGTAGTTAAATCTGTAGCACTCTCCAGCTCTATATACTGCGCCATGAGAGCCCCTGTACGGCCATCCTTGGTGAACATAGCCTGCCCTATCTCATTACGCAGGTTCTGCTTCTTAAGCTCCAGGACGTGCTGTACGACGTTCTCAGGGGAGGCTGTGTCCAAGTCCTTACCCCACTGGAGAAGGGAGTCCTTGAACTTCTCGGAGAACTCCCGCTTCGCTGCCTCTGTGAGTAGCTCCCGGTCCACTGAGGGAGACTCTGGGTCTCTGGTGTACCACGCCTGCACCAGCTTATACCATTCCTGAGCCTGAGGGGATAGCTCCTCCAAGGATACATACGCCTCTACCTTACGGTAGGCGTCTCCTGAGGCTATTACAGCAGCTAGTAGCTGTCCATCAAGCATCTTCTAGTTCCTTATCCTTCTCTAATTCTTTCTCTGCATCTGGGTCCTCAATAGGCCGTAAGAATTTTACAGGCCAACATCCGTAACTATCGGGGTCTTCATCCCAGATGAATTGTTGCCAAGGGGCATACTTATGGAATGTAGCTAAGTCAGCAGTATCGCTCAGCATATCCTCTGTAACAGGCTTCCCGATTATCCCCACATCTCCCAAGGCTAGCATACTCTCGTATATAGGGTCATGTGTAATAATACCTCTAACACCTTGAGGCCAGTAGTTTGGAATACCGCTCATTGTAATAGCTCCTTAATAGTCTCTGTGGATTCCTCTTTGAGGTCCCGTGCTAGTGGTAATACTCGGCTATCTCCGAAGGATAACCCCCACCGTCTAGCCAGTTTATAGGATACGTCAGTGGCATCCTCATCCAATGCAAACACAAGTGTAGTAGGATGTACAAGGGATATCTCACGGATATGGTCAGCATTAATATCCGTCCCGAGCATAGCTACTGCGATGTACCCCGCCTGGTACACTGCCATCGCACTGATCTGGTCCTCTACCAGTACCACAGTGCCACTACAGCTATTAGGAATGTACCACGATTGAAAAGGATATCCCTCAGGGTAGGCCAGAGCTTTCGGGTAGTCGGGATTGTTGCGCCCACGACGTGGCGGCTTCTGCCCCTTCCATACGGGTTGTCTAACGGTATATCCACGGATAAAACCGGAGGGGTCGTAGACTGGGAGTAGGTATTCATCGTCTTCTGTCACCTTAATAAAGTTTAACGACGTATCGTTATTTAGTCCAAAACGTTGAGAAAAGTAGTCCAAATCATCCTGCCAAAGAGCTAGTATACCCCCCGTATAGGGCTTTATCTTGGGTTCTAAGCTCTTCTTTGTCGGGGCCTGTAGTTCACCAGCCTCCGGGACAAACGCTCCTGAGAAGCTACAAGAGGCCCTGTAGCAATGTGCTAGCACCCCCTCTGCCGTACGGGTCACACTAAACTCTTTCTTGCCGCAGTCTGGGCACTCGGTGCGTCTGCTCTGATTCACCTCAAGGTCCTGTGCTAGTAGGCGGATGTGGGCCTTATTCATCCTCTGCTTCCTGAATATCTCCCCCTGCCGGGCTCCTACTGTCAGCACCACTCCAGTTGAGGTTCTTAGCTAACCAGTTGTCCTCTGCCTCGTTATAAGCACGACGTATACGGTTATCCGCTTCATGATCGTGTGCCTCTGCAATAGTCTGGTATTGCTTACCCTCCTCCGTCAGGAGGAACTCCTCGAACTCTGTCCCTAGGTGGTGAGTGTAGCACGCCTGTTTAAACGACGTATAGCGTGTTTGCCAGTCTGGGCAGGAATATGTAAGCTCGTCTGCAAGCTCTTGCCAAGTCATCTTATACATTAGGGGCCCGTAAATCATACTCATTAAGTATATCTAGTATCTTATTATTATAATGCATCAAAAACCCTGTATCTTGAATACCTCCCTCATCGAGGTTTACCTCATCTTTATAATCATCATGGGCCTCTTGTAACTTTTCCACAAAATCAGCGTGTTTTACCGCTAAAGGGTGAATTCGACCAGAAAACTCTTCGGCTATAGACTCAAAACCTACATCTTCCATCGCATCCGTATACTCTAGTACGAATGGCCCGGCAGCACATCTCTGCCCCTCCGGTCCTACATACGCACATGAACCGTTACTGCTAAGGCTCTGGTATCCTTGAGTTATAACATGTTTATAACTAATATCTAAGAGTATCTGTAGTTCTTGTTTGTGATTCATTTTACTATCCTCTATACTGCACTAGTAACTAATTTAAGTCCAAAAGTGTACGCCGCGTCTCGTTTAATCCCTTGTTAATGATCTTACGGGCATGGCTACCGTCAACTAAACCGTGCCTTTTGGCCGCTTCCTTGAGTGTAAGCCCTTTGTAATGCACATCACGCACTAGCTCTGATTGGGGTGAGGGTAGGTCACTGATAATGTCCTGCACCTGGTCCATATATACCCACTGCTCCCCTAACTCAGGCACTTGTAATGCGTCCGGTGTACTCCAGCCATCGTCGTCACCGTCCGTTAACTTGTCATCGGACACACTCTCTGCATATAACGACGTATGTTCCTTAGAGTGGTATGATTTAGCCTCCCGCGCTGCGTATGTCCTAACATACTTCTCAACGTATCGCGTTAATGTCAATGAATTTTCAGGGTCCCAAGCACCTATAGCTTGGGGTATCTTCTCAATTGCAGCACTCACCATGTCGTCTAAATCACACCCATATAATTTGTTCTGGTTATACAAGTGCTTAATGTGACGGTACACGATAGGACATAGTGCCTGCCACAATCCAGTCATGTCCTGTAACAAATATAACGACGTAAGCGCCTCATTGTCCTGGCACCTCTGGTTCTTATACCGCATAGTCTGACTCTCCAGCTATGGGATGGTTACGTTGTTCCTGCCTACTTTTCATAGCCCAAGAGTAGTCAAATAGATAATTATGGCTATTGCCTTCAAGATTATATTTATGGGTGGACACACTAACCTTAATGAACTGCCGTTCCCCTTGTGCGCCTACAGGGGATTGGTGCACTACGCTATCATCTAACATTAGCAGTGTTTTTACTGGATATTCAGTAATACTAAGAGGATCAATTTGATCCGTAAATTGCCTGTATGAGGTCTTGTGGTCCTGCACTATACCTTCAAATTCCTGCACAGCGAATAGTGTAGGAAAACTATCATACCATAGATAGTTAATATCGTCCGTCTCGAATCCATCTGTATGCCAGCCAGGTCTACTTAATGGATTATCTGGCACAGCGTATCCGCGCTTTACTGTTAAGTAAACATAACTATCAATATCATATTTAACTTGATATAATATTGGCATTACAAATTTGAGTCTATCTGGTAGCCGAAACTCACTGTAAGGCATTCTTACAGGCAAGTATAGATAATACATATGCTCTGGTACATGCAAGTCTAGGGTGCCTAAACTTATAGGTGCTTTTCCATAATACCCTTCATTTCTATTCATCTTCTAGCACTACCTTTTTAATCTTAGCCACACAATCTAGACACACGTCCTCACTGAATAGAGTCCCCTCTTTCTCTATGCTGATCGACATAGAGCGGAATTCAGCCTTGTCTGTAGACTCATAGCCACAGATATCACATTGATGTAGATACTTCTTTGACATTATTCCTATACCACCCTGCTATCACGTCGTTTGTGTTCCCATATGATGTTATCACCATCCAGTAGATATATCTCGCTGTACAAATCCCCTACTACTAGACCTTGCGCATCCGATAGAGCTAACACTAGATACCTATACGGCTTTTTATACAGGTCTGTTGGGTTTCCTTCGTCGTCTATGTTGTTCGCGAATAGGTTATACATAATCTTGCTCTCTTATAAATCCTTCAGCTTTTAATAGATAAGTAGGTACCATATCAATCATACCATCACATTTTCGTACTACTACCACTACAGGTCTACCGTCACCACCACGCATATAGCCGTCAATGTAACCTACGTCATGTTTTTTAAAGCTACTCTGGTGTACGTCACCCAACAGCACCACTTTAGTCCGCATACTAACTCCAGTCTACAAATAATAATCCGACCACGAATGTGGTCCCCATTGCTAAAAATACTACTTCCACTATTGATACTCCTCTACTAATATTTCTACACATAGCTGGGTGCATACGTCCAGGGATGCGGCGGGATATACCCGACTCGGACGCCGGTATAGCAGCCACAATTGTCTCAATAAATAATCTCTATACATCAGTTAAACATCCCGGCAGCGTTTCTAATCCCTACCTTCTTAATACGTCGGGCGAGATACGTCCCTTTGCGCATAGCGATAGCGTCACCTAATGCTATCTGGGTATCAAAGCAACTCTTTCTTAACTTACGGCCACCCTTCAGCCCAAACACCATAATAAATAGCAAGCACATTCCTATACTCATGAGAATAGCCCAGCAACCCACACCCCATAGGTAGGTGCACCAAATACTAGGTGTATCTTAAACGCGGACCAAAGCCCCACCTTCAGAGACTCCCAAGGCTGCACCATGATACCCACTAGGGCCATAAATACTACTATGAACAGTAAGATGAACACTACACATTACCTCCGAATGGATTACGATACACGATTACCTCTATATTACCACCTGGACACTCTATGAACGTGTTAGCCTGACGTGCTTCGCTGTACCACCAAGCTCTATCATGTGCCTCATCAAATGTCTCGTATATTCCCACTAAATCCTCTGATTGCCGCATTCTGACTGTGTATACTTCTCCGTTACTCATCGCCTGATACCTCATTTAGGGTAGCTTCCTCAAGCTGATCTGATCCACACTCGGGACAAGTCAAGAATCTCTCATATCCTCTCATGTCTGGGTTCCACTGAACATTCGCTATGAATAACTCATGGCTCTCAGCGTACAAACATTCCCAACATTTAAAATACTCATCCATATCTTTTCTCTGTGTTCCGATTCAAGAGGCTGTACCTCGTTTGCGATGCTCTGCATCACTTCAATAAACCCAGTATACACTTATTAGCTGTGATAGCAAGGGGTAAAGCTCAAATAGTGTGTACCAGTTCTCATCTTCGATATATTGATAGTTTTCCTCAGTATGCCAGTAATGTGCTAATGCGACCTCACTGTATAAGTGGAGGACCACACCAGACATGACTAGTTCCATACTATTCCGGATAAGTCTCATTTATTATCCGTTCGCCTCGGCTACTGATCTCTATAACTTGTATAACCGAGTACTGCCCATTCGCATAATACTCGGCTAACGCTAGCGCCTCTTGCTCCGTTTCTGCCAGTTCCATAGTAGTGCTGGTTTCTACTTCTTCTATTCTATAGTACATTTTGTTGTCATTCCTATTGTTGCCCTTAACACAGTCCACCCTGAAGCAACTGTCCGTGTAATAATAACAGCCCTTATAGCAGCCTGACATTATAACAAATCCTTCTCTAATTCTAGTTTGTGCGGTATATGTAATACCACTCACCATTGATTTTCTCCTCATGCTCCTCCCCATCATAATGACCTAATGCATGGCCACGCCCGTCAAACCTCGCGTCTCGCTTCCACTTCTCATCGTCAAAGTATGTTGCAAGGTTTCCCTCTAGCTCGGGATATACACAATCATCAAGATATGACTGTAAAGATTCTTCCCATGCTATATCCGCTTCATCGTCAGTGAGTACTGCATATTCCTCACCATCGAACTCGAACAATAGACCCTCACCGTACAGGGCCGGAGCGCGGTATTCTCCATCTTGAATGTCCTCTAATGCAATAGCATCATCTAGACGGTCTAAGTGTTTAGCTAATGCTAATATCTGGTCGCTGTATTCATTATTCATTTGTCTATCTCTGCTACTTAATTCAATGGGTACTAGTATACAGGCTATGATCCTCAGGTCAAGCCCCTAAGTGTGATACTTATCACATCTTATACGGATAGCACACCAGTGCAATATCCCACACCGTGCGTACGTCACAATATTGGCCCTTACTTTATCCCTATGATTGGCCCTTCTACTGGGTGCTTCCCACCTCCCCCCTTGTCAACATTTAATTTGTAATAGTGTGACACAGTACCACCACCACATCTCAATGCAACCAACATGTGACACACGTCACAATTCTGAATGTCAAGCCTTGCCACTCACCAATGTGACACACTGCACATAAATGACTGTTATTTCTACATATATTTGGATTCTGTGACACAGCGCACACTAAGTAGGGGCATCCCCCATAGATTTTTCGCGAGCACCGAGCCGCAAGGCGACCTGTGCTTATGAACAAAAAGAGGCAAATTACAAGTAAAATCATGTAACAGTCAAAAAGGGTAAAAAATCAATGAAATCCTTGACTTAGGAGGCAAAATGGGGTAGGGACCCGTGACCCCTGAACAGGGGATGGGTAAAAGGGAGGGTATCTAGATGTCAGAAATTCTGGTTTTCCGTGAATTACGGTCCAAAAAGTATATCTAGGGAGGTGTATTACTCAACTATAACACTGTATAAGCATACAGTATTCAAAAAGTTCAATATTTATTTATAAAGGCAGTATATCTGACCAAAACAAGGTATTTTGTAAGCAATTTGATGGAATTTGGACATTTTTAGAGAGAGATCGGTTACTGGTGTAGTATAAGCAATGAGTTTTGGGGGAGATTAAGAGGGGGTCTGGGAGCCAAGCGGCGATTGAGCGTAGGGGGACTAGGTACTAGTTCACCGTATGACTGAGGCCCTGAGGGGCCGAGCCTACTAACACTAAGTTCTTAAAGGTTACGGAGTCCCAAACGTAGTAACCTAACCTACTCCTTGAAGCTAAGTCTTACAGACTCATCTTCTTCGGAGTGTAGAATCTACTTCTCAAGTGAATATACTCCGTATTAGCCCCTTCGGGGCATACATACTCCGTAGTAAGACAATCCTTGCTACTCCGTAGCATCGGGGAACACTAATCACGTCTTGCTCTTATCGAGCATCCGTGAAGAGTTCCTAAAACTACTCCATCTAAATTACCCGTGAGAGAGGAAATGGAAGAAGAATACTTTAATTTTAGTGTAGCACTTGAGAGAATCAAATCTGGCTACAAAGTGGCTCGTAAGGGATGGAATGGGAAAGGAATGTTCGTATTCCTAGTAGAGGGTAGTACCTTTACCGTGAATAGGAAGCCCCTCCTAGGTATCTACCCAGAAGGTACTGAAATCAACTACCATGCCCATGTTGATAGATGGTACTATTGTTCCGTGGTTAGTCTCTCAAACGGACCTATTAGCCACGGATTGGACAATACACGGATAGTGGGGTCCTAGATAGCTGTTCGAAGTAGGTCCCTGGTCAGTCGGCTATTAACCAGACCCGTGTACACACACACACCTACGAAGCCTTCCAGAGTTTTCAGACGTGAGACGTGGGAGCACCTAACAACGTCGCAGTCGTATAATGTAAGTATCTCTCTGGCATACCGGAGGCGGTGTAGGTTAGAGTCCTACCTGTGACACCAAACATGGGTTGAAATAACACCCCGAGGAGTGAAAGGCTCCACCTAATTTCAACTGAGATATCACCTAAATGACTAAAGCGCGTAAAATGAAGGCCCAATCTACAGATTCCATGAATATGGAAGATGTGAGCATGTCTATGAAGGGAAAGCCCAATACTTCCCACTCAGACTTCCCAGAGGGACTCCAAGAGTCCGGTAATGACACTCACTGGGAATTCCAGCCAGTCCGTGAAGACGTACGGAACGACGACTAGCACTAGTGGCACAGCCCTACGACACAATTAACGCCATCGGTAACGGCCCACGGGAGTGGTGGCGGTACAATGAGGCGTCTGGTAATATACCTAACGAAGGTAATAGTGCAGAAGCTAGGGCTCTACAGCCCGTACAGAGCTTTAACGGTACATACCAGGTAGAGACTGGCCCAGATGGGGACGGATTCGGTCTCGAGTTCAACGGAGTAGGCTTCCTACAGTCCGTGGGGCCTATTAACAACGTTAATGCCTATGCCTCCCGTGGTACGGTTATGCACGTTCTCCGACATAAAGGGGTTCCAAACAAGGACGATTACCACTTAGTATTCAGTACTGGGGTAGATCAGTCCGAATTATACCTTTCTGCCCACAGGGACGGTATCATACTGGAGTTTAAGCAAACCCCTTTCACTAATGGTGAGGCCACCTTTACGGACAATTCCTTCTTTGGGATGGACTTTAGGGACGAATTAGCCCATAGTATGACCTATGTAGTAGGGCCGGACGCCTCTACAGAGGGTATCCTATACGGAGATGGCTTAGGGGAAGTCACAATAGTTAACCCGGATCACGTCCCGGATATCCCCGATAACTGGTGGCTGAATAGTATGCCTGGTGCGTTCTTTAACGCAGGGCGTAGGGGCACGGGATCAGGTCTTGCTCTAGATAATATAGTAATTTACGAGACTCTAGTGTGGGATGAAGTCCTAACACAGGCCCAGGTCATAGAGGCACATAATGCACTAGTCCTAGGCATATTCCCTCCAGGGTCCGGTGGTGGAGATGAGGACGAGGGCAGTCAAGGGAAAGGGTCCCGTAGACGCCGCCTACAGCGCAGACGCCAGGCGAACTTGCGAAAAAATACCATTGGTAGGAAGATGAGTAGCCAATTAGGGTTTAGTACCCCAGGAGAGGCCGTATCACCCCTAGAAGGTGACATAGTCCCCCTAGATGAGGTTTCCGCCCTTAAAGGTGCTGGTGACCCGCTATCGGACGCGCTAGACAACTTATAAGCACTTTGGAGAGAAA